AACACCGGAATTCCCTTCCGGATCGTCGCCCACTTCCGCGTCGGCGGTGCTTTCGAGCATTTCAAGGTATGAAACTTGCTTCCCGCCGCGGACGTTATAATAAATTATGATCTTGTCGTCGTATAGGTAGATCGAATTTATAAAAACGTCGATAATCCGCTTGCGAAATTCCATATCGAAGAGATCGCCGCGGCAAAACTGTTTGAGCCACGCAACAATATCTTCTTCGGTATACCGGATTTTATTTGCAATTTGGAGCTTCGCAACGTCAATTTCAAGATCGGCTTTTTCCGCGCCGTACATTTCGAGTTTTTCGTATAGCGGTTGTCGCCCGCTGGCGGGAACGTCCATCAGCATATCGACGATCTTTTTTATGTCCCGCTCCAGCTTTTCGATCCGGCGTTGTATCTCTTTTACTTTGCCGTCGTTGAATTCGCTGTCATACTGCTTCACGACCGCGGCGGCTATCTGCTTGATCCGCGGCGGGGTTAAGACGTATTCAACGGTTTGTTCGACGACGTACCATTCGATAAAGTCTTTCTTTTCGTGCTTCTTGGTGCATTCGTGGGCGCGCCGCTTCCGGCAGGAATAATAATACCACCGCCCGCTCCCCTTCCCCGTTCCGGCGACACCCTGCATTGTTGATCCGCAATGCCCGCAAAAGAGCTTTCCGGAAAGCAGATATTCAACCTTCGCTTTGTTCTTCCCGCCTTTGTGCCTGTTTAGGGCAAGGCGGGCTTGTACTTTATCGAAGGTTGTTTTGTCTATCAGAGCGGGGCAACCGCCTTCGATCCGTATTCCGGATTGATCCAGCACGCCGATATACTTTTCGCATTGTAACGCTTTTTGAAACGCCGTGATCCCGTAAGGCTTCCCCTTGCTATTACGCAAGCCGCGCGCGTTAAGTTCGGCCATTATTTCCTTCTTCGGGACACCCGCGGCGTATTGCTCAAAAGCGTATTTTATAATTCCGGCCTTATCTTCATCAATAATCAGCGCGCCGCCGATCGTCTTATATCCCGTGGGGATCGCGCCGCCGATGAATTTTCCTTTCATTGCGCTATCCCGCCGCCCGCGCTTGATCTTTTGCGAAAGATCGACGGAGTAGTATTCCGCGGAAGCCTCCAGCACAGCTTCAAGAATGATACTTTCGGGGTTGTCGCCGATATTCTCCATCGCGGACAACACCTTCACGCCCGCCCGCTTCAATGCGTTTTTATAAATTGCGCTGTCATAGCGGTTCCGCGCGAAGCGATCGAGCTTATAGACGATCACATAATCGAAGGCGTGCTTCTTCGCGTCGGAGATCATGCGCTGGAAATCGGGGCGATCGTCCGACCGTCCCGTAAGCGCGCGATCTATGTATTCGCCGACGACCGCGTAACCTTCGCGGGCGGCGTATTCGTAGCAGACACGAAGCTGGCCATCTATGCTTTGTTCGTTTTGCGCGTGCGAAGAAAACCGCGCGTATATTACCGCGTTCAATATGTATCACTTCCTTTCCCGCCGTTCGGGATCACCAGATTACAGAACGATAATCAAAAGAGATATGCAACCAGCGAGGATGGCGACGAAAGACAAAACAGGAAGCAGGCAACCGCCGCCAGTAACCGCCTTGCCGACTTTGCGTTGCATTCCGGCTTTTGAAGTGGGAATGCCTGTTTTGCGGGCGAATTTCTGCTTCGCTTTCGTAACGCCTAAAGCGCGCTTTGCGGAAAAAGAAACGCCTGGGATTTTGAAGCCTTTTTTCTTTGCCATGAAATACACCTTCAATCTATTATTTTACCGCAGTACGGGCAATAATGAACGTCAACGGGGACTATATGCAACGTGTTACACCTATTCGGCTTTTTGCCGGACGGGTTATTTTTATATTCCGGAAGCCTCCACGTCGGAAACAAAATTAAGTTTTTTATATGTATTAACAGCGGCAACCATTGTTTGCCGTATAAATTCTTGGCCTTGTGTGCTTAACAAACGATAATCGCGCAAAAGTTCGGCTTCATCCTTTGAAAGTTCGGGACTTTTAATTTGTGTATGTAAATCTGCCTTCAAGAGTTCGACAACAGATAACTTGGAAAGTTGCTCAACGGAAAAACCTAATGCGTCGGCGACGCGTATTGCTATTTCGACCGGAAGCCCCTTTTTGCTTTTTAAGCTATCTGTAAGCGTGCTTGCCGGAATTGATATTTGTTCCGCGAATTGCCGGATTGATAAATTGCGGGCTTCCAGCAATGCCTTTATGTTATCGTTGATATTCTTTGCATAATTCATACACAAGCCCCCCTTCCATGTAAATGATTATAACCGAGTTTTTCCATGTTGTAAAGATAAATAAACGTGTTTTCGTATAAAAGCGTGTATTTCATGTTGACAATGAACGGAAACACGTTTATAATCTGTAATAGGTGAACGGAAACACGTTCACGGAAGGAGGCGAAGAAAAGTGATTAAATGCATTTACCCTAACTTGGTGGCAATGATGGCCGAAAAGAACATTTCCGTCGCCGACATTGCCGAGGCCATCAACCGGAAACCGGAAACCACGCGGAAGAAACTTGCCGGAATAAACCCGTTCGACCTTAACGAAGCGATGGGCATTCAAGAAAAAGTTTTTCCGGAAATCCCGTTCAAGATTTTGTTTTCAACAAAAGCCGCGATCGAAAAAGCCGCGGTTTAACTATCCGCGGAGCGGGACACGAAAGGAGCGTGAAAACGTGAGCGAAAAACGGAAGGCCGTTGTTTGTTATAGCGGTGGCCATAGTTCGGCATTAGTGGCGATTGAGGCCGTAAAGCGGTTCGGGAAAGAAAACGTGATCTTGCTAAATCACAATATTTCTTCACACGTCGAACACGCGGACATTAAAAGGTTTAAGCGTGAAGTTGCGGAGTACGTCGGAATTCCGATCACCTACGCAAACGCCGAAAACGAAGAAACGCCGCTTGAAGTATGCCGGAGAAAACAGGCTTTTCAGATAGGGAACGGACAAACGCTTTGCACCCATTATCTAAAAACAAGGCCGTTCCACTTGTGGTTGCTTGATAACTTCCCAGCTTCGGGGTGCGCACCATGCGAAGAAATTGTTATCTTATACGGCTTTGATAAAGACGAACCGGACAGGATAACGCGCCGAAGCCAGCTTTTAGGCTTAATGGGATACAAGACGGATTTTCCGCTTGCCTGCTGGGATAGAACAATAGGCGCAACCGAAGAAATAGGGATCGCGCGCCCTTCTACCTACAACGTATATAAGCACGCAAATTGTACGGGGTGCTTAAAGGCCGGAAAACAACATTGGTATTGCGTTTTCTGCTTACGTCCGGATATTTGGGACGAAGCAAAAATCGCCGAAGCGGAAATCGGATACAGCATTATAAAAGGCGTGTTTTTAGAAGAGTTAGAACCGCAATTTACTAAAATGCGGGACACGTTGAAAATTTGCCCAACCGACAAAGGAAATTCCGCAACATTTTGGGCGCGGGTTAATAAGGCAATTCCGGAACAACAAAGCCTTTTCCCGTGCGAATGCTCATTTTAACAGGAGGGCGACACGATGCAGAAATTTATACAGATCGGCACAACCGCCGCCCGCGATCCGAAAACGGGCGAGTTCTTGAAGGCCGTTCCTATTTATAAAGAGGCAACGCAGGATTTAACGCAAGCGGAAACGGCGGCGTTCGAGGACGTTGGACGGCTTTTCGCCGGAAAAATGAAACAGTACATAGAAGGCGGCGGGCTTGTTGAACGCCGCGGCAAGGTATGACGCGCCGGACGCTTCCAGCCGCGCTGGTGGTTGCGGTGGCGTTCCTTTCCGCGGCGTTGTTTTCGTTCACGCCGGAAGCGGAAGTAAAACCAGCGGTTGCCGCGATCGAGCCGCCGCCCGCGGCGACGTTCGCGTTAAAAGCGGACATGCCTTCACCCTCTCCGAGCGGGACACCAGCGGCAACGCCGTTCGTGCCGGACGAAGCGGAAGTGATAATGCTTGCGAAGTTGATATACGCGGAGGCGCGCGGCATTCCTTCGACAGCGGAAAAAGCGGCGGTTGTGTGGTGCGTGCTGAACCGCGTTGACGACGAAAGCGGCTTATGGCCGGACACGGTTTACGGGGTTGTGACGCAAAAGGATCAATTCGCCTATTATCCGGAATGCACATTGACAGATGAATTTATGAATATTGCCGCGGACGTTTTAACCCGCTGGGAGCGGGAAAAAGCGGGAGCGGTTAATATAGGCCGCGTTTTGCCCGCGGAATACTGCTTCTTTACGGGCGACGGGCGGCACAACAACTTCACGATCGAGTGGAAAGCGGGCGCGGCTTGGGACTGGAGCGCGGAAAACCCGTACACCGATTGAAAAAACGAAAGGAGCTATTCAGATGGCAAAAGAGCAGAAACACACGGAAAACAGCAACGGCGACTTCCCGAAGGCACTTGAAGTTTTGAAATGCCGAGAGGGAAACAAAGAGTTCATGCGGGAGCGTCCCGCCCGCCGCCCGTTCGGAAGAACGATCCTTGTTTGCGAGTATCCCGCGGCGGTGTACGCCGAATTCGGCGAGGACGACAACCGGATCGTTTGGAAGCTGGCGAAGCGCGCGGCACGGGACTTCTTACGGGTATCATTTATGACCGCCGCGATCGTGACGGCGGTTCAGAGCGGAAACGCCGATCCCGTCGTTCGGGTGTACGGCAGATATTAAAAGGAGGGATCGCGCGGACATGAAGGTGGGCTTAATCGACGTTGACAGCCACAACTTTCCGAACCTTCCCTTGATGAAAATATCCGCTTATCAAAAGCGGATCGGAAATACCGTCGAGTGGTGGAGGCCGGAAGAACATTACGGCGCGGTTTATGCGTCGAAGGTGTTTTCGGGTTCGGAGCTTCCGGAGATTGCAAACGCGGAAGAAATACATATCGGCGGTTCGGGGGTTGACCTTAAAAACAGCCTTCCGGACAAAATCGAACACATCACGCCGGACTATACATTATATCCGCAATACGGCTTCGCGCTGGGCTTCCTTACGAGGGGTTGCCCGCGACTGAACCACAAATTTTGCATTACGCCGGAAAAAGATGGTTGCATATCAAGGAAGGTTGCCGACCTTTCGGAATTCTGGGCGGGACAACAAGAGATCGTTCTTTTAGATCAAAACTTGCTTGCCTGCAAGGAACACCGGATAGAGCTTTTGCGACAGCTTGCCGCGTCCGGCGCATGGATCGAATTTAACGGCGGCATAGACGCGCGCTTTATAAGCGAAGAGATAATCGCAGAGCTTCGGAACATCAAAGTCAAGGATTTTCACTTTGCATGGGATGATCCGCAAGAAGATTTAGAAGAGCAGTTTTCAATGATCCTTCGGAGCGGGATTAAAAATCCGGATCGCGTCGGCGTTTACGTTCTTACAAACTACTGGTCAACGATCGAACAAGACCTTCGCCGGATATACACCCTTCGGCGGCTTGGGTTTGTACCGTTCCCGATGATTTATGACAAGCAAAAGTTTGTTGATAAAAACGGGCGGTGGCTGGAGGGCGTAGAAAAGCGGCACACATTCGAGGAATTGCGGCATTTCAAAATATGCCAGTACATGCAACGGTGGGCGGGAAACCGCAAGATCATCAAGCTATGTCCGGAATTCGCGGATTACGACCAATACCGGAAGATGCTTAACGGCGATCGCGGGTGGTTGCCGAAGGGGTTAAAACAGCACGAAAGGAGCTATTCAATATGAAGATCGGGAAGGCTTGCGCGGTATTTATGCAGATCGACAGCGACAAATACACGGTTGAGGAAAAAGGAACGGCAATTCTTGAAGTTCTGAAAATGCCGACGCATAACGGCATAACGAAAGATGCCATGCTTCGGGTTATTAAATTTCTCCTGTACTTAGCATTCGACGTTCCGGAGCCGGAAGCGAAGATATGCGCTGGCGGGTGCATACGGAATTTTTCCGATCCGCTCGAACATTGCGACGGGTGCGAATTCGGGAGCGAAAGCGAGGCGGGACACAATGCCGGATAACTGCTTGATCTGCAAATACAACACGAACGACTTTGTTTGCCATCCGCATTGCGGCGGGTGTTCCGGAACGAGCCATTACGAAAGGGGTAATTTCAAATTGAAGAATTATAACGAGCTTGCGAAGGCAATTCATCAAAACGCCGTAGATCACGGATGGTGGGAAGAAGAACGGAGCTTTCCGGAGGTTGTCGCGCTGATCCACTCCGAGTTGTCGGAGGCTTTAGAGGAATTCCGGAGCGGCAAGCCGTTCTTCTACTACGAGGACAAAAAGCCGGAAGGCGTGGCGGTGGAGCTTGCCGACTGTATTATTCGCATTCTTGACTATTGCGGACGGCGCAAAATCGACATTGACGCGGCTTTGGATTTACGCAGAGCGGGCAACGACACATACACATTGCCGGAGCTTATCGCGGAATGCCATTATCTGATGGCGCAAGCGTACAAAGACGTTGAACCGCGATCGCTGTATTTCGCGGAGTGCATAAGCCTTGTTCGCTTCTGGTGCGCGGAAAACGGCGCGGACATTGACGAAGCGATCGTGCTTAAACACGAATACAACAAAACCCGCCCGTACAAGCACGGCGGGAAGAAGTGTTGACATTACCGGACGCACGACGCGCCGGACACTATACCTTATTAAATATATGAAAGGAGCTATTCACATGAAAAAGGAGATTACGACCACAACCGCGCCCGCGATCGAGGCGGGAGCAAAATTCACCTTCGGGGGTATCGACTGGATCGCGCTGGAGGTTGCGCCGGATTACGTCTTATCGCTTGCCGCCGACGTGATCGAGCAACGCGCCTTCGACACGAAGGAGAAAAACGACTTTGCTTCCTCCAGCCTTCGCGCCTATCTGAACGGCGAGTTCTTGAAGAGGCTTGTTAAAGCGGGCGCGCCGGAAGCGGCCTTTATCCCGCTGAACATCGACTTGACTTCCGACGACGGCTTGAAAGACTACGGGACGGACACGGCAAAGATCGGGCTTATCTCTTGCGAACAATACCGCCGCTTCCGCTCTATCATCCCGAATGCGTCGGACTGGTGGTGGACATGCACGCCGTACAGCACGGAGCGGAACGGATACGCGCGCATCGTTCGCTACGTCAGCACCGATGGCACGTTGCTCAGCAACTACGCGTACCACGGCAGCAGCGGCGTTCGCCCGCTTTGTTGTCTGAAATCTGAAATCTTGGTATCGGCCTATGACGAAGAGGCGAAGAAGCGTTCGGACGCGCTGGACATGATGAAGCACCTTGCCGCGGCGTTCGACGTGAAGCCGGAAGAGGTATTTTCCGAAGGGAGGGAATGACCGTGACGACGGCAAGAATTACCGACTACATACCGGAAGGCAAAGAAAACGCCGTTACGCGCGAACGTCTTTGCGCGGTAACGGGCTTGCCGGATCGGAAAATACGCGAAGAGATCGAGCGGGCGCGCCGCAAGGGGGTAATTATCATCAACGCGCAGGACGGCGCGGGATACTACGCCAGCGAGGACTTGCGGGACATTGCCCGCCAGTATCAGCAGAACGAACGCCGCGCCCTTTCGATCCTTGCACAGCAAAAGCACCTTCGGAAGCGGCTTAAAGAGGCCGGACTATTAAAAGGAAGGAAGGTTGTTTCAAATGACAATGTTTGAATTTATGACGAACGCGTTTTACATGCTTGCGGGCGTTGCGTGCGTCGCAATAACGGTTCTTATTCTGTATTGCGTCGCGGCGGCGATCGCCCGCGGGTTCAAGGGAGGAAACAAGAATGGTAAAACCCGCTGATTTTGAAAGCCTTGATCCGGATCAGCTTTACGACTTAGGCCACGCGCTGGGCTTCATGTTCGGCGCGCTGGTGCAAGGCTTCATCGACGGCAAGGCCGATTTTGAAGGCGCATACGAGGAAGCCCACGCGCCGATCGCCGACGAAGAAGAAAAGCTGGAGCGGGTGAAAACCGAAATCGCAGATTGCCGAACCTGCTGGTGTGACAGTTGCCAGCGGATCGAGGAATGCGAATTGCACCTTGAAGGACAGTTGCCGGACGGCATACGCCCGTTTCCGTGCTTGGGTTGCGAAAACGGAATGCGCTTCCGTCCGAGGGAAAAAGAGCAATGCCATATATATAAGGAAGGCGAAGGGCTTTTCAATAACGGATAAAGACAAAAAGGAAGCGGCCTATGTGGACGCATAGACCGCTTCTTCCCCTTCGGGCTTCGCCGCGAAAGTGCTATTCAGTACATTTATATAGTAGCACACGCGGCGGCAAAAGGCAAAGAAAACCGCCGATTACGGCGCATTACGGGCTTGTAATGGGTATTAACAACTCAACGCCACGCCGAAAGGAGCTACTAAAGAAAATGAAAAATAATTCTCTTGAAAATGTCCGTCCGTCTTGTCCGTCCCGTCCGTCGATCTTCGCGGAAGTGGAAACGGTAAAGGAACAAGTGGAATTTGATTGCTTCGCCCGCTTCATCACCGACAAGGACGGAGAACCGCGCCTTGACCGGAATGGAAACAAGATGACGCGCACCGATCCGATTTACGAAGAAATATGCCTTATCATTGCGGAAGTCAATTTGCTTAATCCGGACGGCGTGATGAAAATTTCGGGATCGGAGCTTTCAACCTTCATCGTGCAGGAAGTATATTCGCGGTTGACCTTTGAGCATGTAGAAACGGTGGTGGGAAAATTTCAACGGGTATCCACGCCGATCTACAACAAAAAAGCATACTTGCGGACGGCACTTTATAATTCCGTGTTTGAGGCGCAAAGCGATATAACAAATCAGATTGCGCAGGACTTTCACGGGTTCTTCGGTTAAGGAGGGGTGGTGGTATGCCGTACACAAGCGAGAAATACGAATTTCTTTTCGACAACAACGAGGAATTGACCGAAGCGGCGTTCGAGAGGTTGCGCCACCGCGACGTGTTCAGATACAGGGCAAAGACGATCAAAAGCGGGGACGTGCTGGAAGTTGAGGTATTCCCGATATGGGCGACGCAAACCGAAGTGAAAAAAGCGCATTCCGGATCAACGCGGCAAGCACAGCGGAATTTGAACGAGAAGAACGCGAAAAAACGGATCATTCGGAAGATAAACGCCAACTTCGCGGAAAACGACCTTGCCGTAACCCTTACATACAAAAATTTCGTTCCGGATCAAGAGCAGGCGCGCCGCGACATACAAAACTATCTTCGCCGCGTTCGCGCTTATCGGAGAAAAAACGGATTGCCCGAATTGAAATACGTTTACGTCATCGAATTTACGGGCGATCAAGGCCGGACGAAAAAACGCGTCCATCATCATGTGATTATGTCCGGCATGGATCGGGACATTGCCGAGGGCTTGTGGGGTTCCGGCTGGGTGAATACAAAACGGCTTCAACCGGACGAATACGGCCTTGAAGCGATAACCCGCTATATGGTCAAAGAACCGAACGGCGGGAAACGGTGGTGTGCAAGCCGGAATTTGAAAGAGCCGCAGGAAACGAAAGCGGATACGAAGATCAGCAAACGCAGGGTTCAAGAAATGGCGACGGACTTTGACAACGCGCCCGCGGCGATCTTCGGGAAGCTCTTTCCGGATTATGAATTTAACGATTGCGACGTTCGGCATTCCGACTTTGTGGCCGGAGCTTATATATACGCGAGGCTTCACCGGAAAAAAGACAAGCCGCCGAAACGATCGCGGAAGCGGGGTGATGATAATTGCTTGAAATGAACCGCCTATATTGCATGGACTGTATGCAGGGCATGAAAGAATTTCCCGACAAGTTCTTCGATCTTGCGATCGTCGATCCCCCATACGGGATTGGCATTGACGGGCAAAAGAAGAGTATAAACAAAAATCCGAAGCACAACCGGAAGGAACACGCGAAGAAGGGCTGGGACACGATGCCGCCCGATGAAGCGTATTTTCGGGAATTGGAACGGGTGAGCAAAAAACAGGTGATATGGGGCGGCAACTACTTTGTGCCGATGCTTTCGCAGGCGCATAAAGGCTGGCTTGTTTGGGACAAGGGGCAACGCGGGCTTACTATGAGCGATTGCGAATTGGCATATACGAGCTTTGACACGCCGACGCGGGTTTTCACGCTGAACCGTGTTGAATTGCAAGTTGAAGGCACGATCCATCCGACGCAAAAACCGATCCGGCTTTACGAGTGGGTTTTAAGCCTATTTGCGAAGCAGGGATATAAAATCCTTGATACGCATACCGGATCGGCAAGTTCCCTTATCGCCTGTTATCGTTACGGCCTTGATTACGTCGGCTTCGAGATCGAAGAAGATTATTTCGCGGCGGCGCAACGGAGGCTTGAAACGGAGAAATCGCAAATCCGGCTTTTCGACTATGCGCAAGCGGCGGCGGGCGCGGAACAATCAACGTTATTCGATATTTTGGGAGGGTGAGCAGATGCAGAAAGAAACGGTTTACTTAGCGGGGAAAATCACGGGCGATCGGTATTACTGGTCAAAATTCTTCGAGGCCGCAAAAAAGCTGGAGGCGGGCGGCTTCATCGTCGTTAATCCGGCGACGCTTCCACCGGAGGGGTTCGGCTGGGACGCGTATATGCGTATGTCGTCGGCAATGCTTGACGAATGCGACGCGGTTTGCTTCCTTCCGGACTGGACGGACAGCAGAGGCGCAACATACGAGTTCGGACGCGCGACGGCGCGCGGGAAGCGAATATTCTTCTTTGCCGCATGGGAAGAGGAAATAAAGCAACGGGAGGTAATTTGATATGGCGAAAAGAACGGTTGTCATTTCGGAAGAAGTGAAAGTGCTGATCGAAGAGGTGGCGCGGGCGACGGCTTCCGCGGCCTATATCGACAACGCGGGCGGCAACACAAATTATTTCCGCGCAATGGAAAGCCTGCTTTTTAACTACAAGAAGCTGGCGGCGTTAGTTGCCGACGAAGAAGCCTATTGCGAAGTTGAATACCATGCGGGGAAAAAGACTATGGCGGCGACGATCGGCGCGACCGGATATTATCAGCAACGGACGGAAGCGGACATTGTGGACGAAATGCGCCATCAAAAGGCCATCACCTATCAGCGCACGAAGGCGCGCTTCGATGAAGTGGATCGCGTTGTTCGCCTCTTTTCCGACCGGAAGGAATTTACGGTTATCCGTATGTACTATTTCGGCGAGGACGTGGACGGCAACAACCGAGAGGGCAACAAGCGGTTGACGTTCGAGGATATAGCGACGGAGCTTGACGCGCTGGGCATATGCAAGGACGAAAAGACCGTGCGCCGCTGGAAGAACAAGACCGTAAACGACATGGCGGTTTGCATGTTCGGGAAGCCCGCGGCGGTGGGCGTGGGTACATACCGGACGAATACGCGTCAAATTATGCCCGATTGATGCCCGATTGATGCCCTTGCAATAACCGATTTACCATGCTACAATCTTTACGATGAAATTTGTATAACAAAATATGCGCGATCTTCTGAACCGTCACGGGGAAACCCGCGGCGGTTTTTCTTTTGCGCGGGAACGGAGGAAGCGCAGATGAAACCGTGGGCAGAACGTTTTTACAACAGCGACGCATGGCGCGTATGCCGTGACGCATTCTTGCAATCGAAGGGCTGGTTATGTGAACGTTGCTCCACGCCGCATGATCCCGTTCCCGCAAAGATCGCACATCACAAACGATACTTGACGGAAAAGAACATCAACGATCCTTATGTCGCTTTATCGTGGGATAATCTCGAAGCACTATGCCAGCAATGCCACAATGAAGAGCATCACAAATCAAACAAAAAAGTTTATTCATTCGACGCGAACGGAAATATCATCCCATCCCCCCCTATTCACTCAAAAAATCTGGAGGGTAGAACACCGAGCGGTGGAGGTTAATTTTACTCCGCAGGCGCGCACATGGGGGTGTACGCATTAAGGGGGGTGTGGTATAGCCGGAAAGGAGGCGATTTTTATGGCGACAAAAAAGGACTTGCCGAAAGAAGCGAAGATCAAAAAAGAGGTTGCGCGATTAAAGCGGGTTTTGAAAGACCTTGACAAAAACAAATTGCAGATCGTCGAGCCGCTTATAAAAAACGCCGCATTCATGGCGGTATCGCTTCCGGAGCTTGAAGCGATCATAAACGAGCAGGGTTACACGTCGGAATATCAGAACGGCGCAAACCAGTTCGGGACGAAGCAAAGCGAAGAAGTGAAAACCCATATCGCAATGACAAAAAACCTTGCCGCGGTTTTGAAAACGCTTGCCGATATTGCGCCGCCCGTGAAGAAAAAAGAAAGCAGATTGCAGGCGTTGAGGGATGAATGATGCCGTTTGCAAACTGCATTTATGAATATCACGACGCTATTTCATCGGGCAAAATAACCGCTGGCAAGTGGGTTAAACTGATTTATGAAATCATCGTCGAGGGGTTGCAAAAAGGCGACTTCTTCTTCAACGCAAAGAAGGCAAACAAGGCGATAAAGTTCATCGAAAATTTTTGCCATCATTGCGAAGGCCGCACCGATCTTTTGAAGCTGGAGTTATGGCAAAAGGCTTGTGTTTCGGTCATTTTCGGGATCGTAGATGCCGACGACATACGCATATTCCGCGAAGTCTTTATTGTCATAGGCCGAAAAAACGGCAAGACGCTTTTTGCGTCCGCGGTAATTGCCTATATGTCATACCTTGACGGCGAATACGGCGCAAAGGTTTATTGCCTTGCACCGAAGCTGGAACAAGCAAATATCGTTTATGACAACTTTTTTCAGATGATTAAAAAAGAGCCGGAATTAAGCGGCCTTGCGCTGAAACGGCGATCCGATATTTACATCGAAGAGAGCAACACGGCGGTAAAGCCGCTGGCCTTCAACGCGAAGAAATCGGACGGCTTTAATCCGCACCTTGTCGTAAACGACGAAGTAGCAAGTTGGCGCGGCGATGCGGGATTGAAGCAATACGAGGTTATGAAATCCGCGCTGGGCGCGCGCCGCCAGCCGCTGATCCTTTCGATCAGCACGGCGGGCTATGAGAACGACGGCATTTTTGACGAATTGATGAAAAGATCAACGGCGTTTTTGAAGGGAAACAGCAAGGAACGCCGCCTTTTGCCGTTTATCTACATGATCGACGACGTGGAAAAATGGAACGACCTTGAAGAGCTTAAAAAAGCAAACCCGAACATGGGCGTTTCCGTATTTCCGGACTTCTTCCGCGAGGAAATCGCGGTTGCGGAAGCCTCTTTAAGCAAGCGCGCCGAATTCTTGACGAAGTATTGCAACATCAAGCAAAATTCGTCGATCGCGGCGTTTGATTATATCGTCGTCGAGCGGGCAGGCGTTCAAAGGACGATCGAGGAATTCCGGAACACTTATGCCGTGGGCGGCATTGACCTTTCACAGACAACAGACCTTACCGCCGCTTCCGTCGTCATCGAGCGGGACGGGAAGTTATACGCCTTCGCACAATTCTTCATGCCTGCAAACAGGCTGGAAACGGCGCAGGCGATCGACGGCGTGCCGTATGACATTTTCGTAAAGAAAGGCATTGTCAAATTGTCCGGCGAAAACCACGTCGATTACCGCGACGTGTTCAACTGGTTCAAGATGCTTAAAGACGAATACGGCATTTACGTTTTGAAGATCGGGTATGACAGATATTCGGCGCAATATCTGATCGACGACTTGAAGGGCGAGGGCTTCCAAACGGACGACGTATGGCAGGGTGAAAACCTTGCGCCCGTGATCCGCGAGTTTGAAGGCATATTGAAAGACGGCGCATTCCTTATTTGCGACAACAACTTGTTGAAGGCGCACATACTGAACGTTGCCTTAAAACATAACCTTGAAACGCGCAAATTCCGTCCGGTCAAGATCGAACAGCGGGCGCGCATAGACGGCTTTGTATCGGTTATCGACGCAATGACCGTCCGGCAAAAATGGTATAACGAAATCGGCTTAATGCTTAGAAATGCGGGGTGAAAAAAGAATGGGAGTATTTGAAACAATATTCCGGAGGCCGAAAAGCAACATTACACCGGAAGGATACTTTAAGATGCTTAACGGCTATACGCCCGTGTTTACAAGCGCGCCGGAAAGCATCTACGAAATGGAGCTTACGCGGGCGGCTATACATAGTTTTGCGAATATGTGTAGCAAATTAAAGCCGGAAATCAGCGGAAGCGCATATAAAAACCTTGAAAAAATACTGCAATTTAGGCCAAATCCTTTCATGGATACGGCAAAATTTCTTTACCGGATCGCCACGATATTGTCGGTGAATAATACGGCTTTCATTGTCCCTATCGAGGACGACATGGGCTATATTATGGGGTATTATCCCCTCTTGCCGCAGAAATGCGAGGTTGTGCAATACGAAGGCCGCGCATACTTGCGCTATACCTTCGGGAGCGGGCAAAAAGCCGCGATCGAGTTTGAACGCGTCGGCGTGGTTACGAATTACCAGTACGCCGACGACGTTTTCGGATCGTCAAATGCCGCGCTTAACCCGACGATGCAGTTAATCACAACGCAAAATCAAGGGATCATAAACGGCGTTAAAAATTCCGCGTCCATCCGCTTCCTTGCGAAGATCGCAAACATGATAAAGCCGGAGGACATAACGAAGGAGCGGCAACGCTTCACGGAAGATAACCTTTCTTCCGAGAACAATTCCGGCATGATTATTTATGACGCGAAATTCGCGGATATAAAACAGATCGACAGCAAGCCATTTACCGTGAACGCCTTGCAGATGCAACAGATCAACGAAAACGTGTTTACCTACTTCGGGACAAACACAAAGATTTTGCAAAACAGCTTCACGGAGGACGAATGGAACGCCTATTACGAAGGCAAAATCGAGCCTTTCGCAATCCGGCTTTCGTTGGTTATGTCGAATATGACGTACACGCCGCGGGAAATCGCCCACGGCAATGCGATCACGTTCACGGCCAACCGCCTGCAATACGCAAGCAATCAAACGAAACTTAGCATCAGCACACAACTTTTCGACCGCGGCTTGTTGAACCGAAACGGCGTTATGGACATTTGGAACATGGCGCACGTTGAAGGCGGCGACAAGTATTATATCCGCAAGGAATATTCCGAGGTAAACCAATTAGGGAAGGAGGTAACACCTAATGCCAATAGTGAAGGATCGGGAATATCGGGCAATGATCCAGCCGTTGTCGTTGATAACGACGGGGGCGGCGAAGAGGATTGAAACCGAACATTACGTTGAAGGCTTCGCAACCACCTTCGGCAAGCCGTATATGCTCTATGAGTATGACGGGATCAAATTTTACGAGGTTATCGACCGCGCCGCGCTGAACGCCGCAGACCTTACCGACGTAATCTTTCAATACAACCACGGCGGGAAGGTGCTTGCCCGCAATAAAATGGCAAAAGGTAAGCCGTCGTCTTTGTTGGTAGAGCCGCAAAGCGAGGGCTTTTTTATTGCCGCTGATTTGGGGCTTACGGAAGAAGCCCGCGAAATGTTCGACGCGATCGAAAAAGGGCTTATTTACAAAATGTCGTGGGCGTTCACGGTTGCGGAAGATGCCTACAACAAAGACACGCGAACACGGACGATCTTAAAGATCAAGAAGGTTTACGACGTTTCCGCGGTGAGCTTTCCCGCGAACGCCGATACCGATATAGCCGCGCGTTCTTGGATCGACGGAGTGATCGAAGCCGAGAAGCGGGAGGCGTTAGCGCGGCAACTGGAGCTTGTCAAAATCAAATTAAAACTGGAGGTTTAGAAAAATGAGATTAGCAGAAATTGAAGCCCGCCTTGCGGCTATCGCAAGCGAGATCAACACCCGCGGCGCGCAGATGACCGCGGAAGAGCTTTCCACGCTGAACACCGAAGTGGACGCGCTGAAAACCGAACGCGCCGGAATTCTTGCCGCCGCCGAACAGCGCACAAACATTCTGGCTTCGATCGCCGAAGGCCGGAGCAACACACCCGCAACAACGGTTCGGACGTTTACCGATCCCGAACATAGAGCCGCCGCGCCCGCAAATCCGCGCGACACCGCGGAATACCGTAACGCCTTTTTGAAGAGGCTTATGGGGATGGAGCTTACCGACGCGGAGCGGCGCGACCTTTCTTCCGCTTCCGGAAGCGTCGGCGTTGCGATCCCGACCGCCACGCAAAACGAGATCATCCGCAAGATCAAGGAAACCGCGCCGTTGATGGACGAAATCACGATGCTTCACGTCGCTGGCAACGTCACTTTTGCAGTTGAAAACAGCGTCGCGGAAGTCACGGGGGTTCATACTGAAAACGGTTCGATCAACGCGTCGAACGACACGCTTATTTCCATTTCCCTTGCGGGTTACGAAATCGTCAAGCTGGTTCGCATTTCCGAAACCGTCCGCACTATGAGCGTAAACGCGTTCGAGAGCTGGCTGGTGGATATGCTTTCCGAGAAAATCGCCCTTGCGATCGAATATTTCATCATCAAGGGAAGCGGCACAAACCAGCCGAAGGGCGTTGACGCGCTCACTTATGTGGACGGCACGAACGGCGTTGATTACGCCGCCGCGAAGCCGACCGCCGCAGAGATCGCGGAGCTTATAAGCTACCTTCCTTCGCGTCACGCGCGCAAGGCGAAGTTCCTTATGCACCGCTCCACCTTGTGGACGGACATTGCGCCGATCCGCGACGATGCGAAAGCACCGATCCTTCGCGGCGACGGTGCGGACGGCTACAACATTTACGGCTATCCGGTCATGTTCTCCGATAACGTAGATGCTGGCGACATTTTCTTCGGAAACTTCAAGATGGTTATCGGCAACCTTGCGCAGGACGTAACCGTGAAGGCTTCCGAGCATTCCGGCTTCACCTACAACGCGATTGATTACCGCGGTACGGCAATCTTCGATTGCGATATTGCGGACACCGCCGCGTTTGTAAAGGGTGCGGCTACCCTGTAAGACTAAAGCGGGGAAGTTAAACGCTTCCCCGCTATTCTTATTTTGAAGGAGGATAACGCAATGGCAGAAAGATATATAGGCAAACTGTCAACGGACGCGTATGGCGTGCTTGCGGACGAAGCGAAGGTTGCGCACATGCACTTTGACTTAACGCAGGCCGTCCCCGCGGATGACGACGGGATCACGGCGACCGCGGCTTTGAGCAACGCCGCCGAAAACGTAGTTTTGCCGGACGCAGGAAAGGCCGTTTTGCCGTCCGCGCGCACGGTAACGGTTACGCTGGGCGGCACGGCTGGTTCGATCGCGGCGAAGGCGGCGACGATACACGGGAAAGACATTGCCGGAAACCCGATCAGCGAAACGCTGGAGGCTTTCACGGCAGACACCGCGGGAGCAAAGACAAGCGTAAAAGCCTTCCGCGAAATCGAAAAAGTGACAATCGACGCTATGGACGGCGCGGGCGTGACGATGAAAGTGGGCTGGACGGCGGCGTTCGGGCTTCCGTTCGCGCTTGACGCGAAACCGCTTGTGTTCGCCCTGCTTGGCGGCGCGCTTGAAACGACCGCGCCCACGCTTACGATCGACGACGACGAAGTGGAAAAGAACCTTATTCAGCTTTCCGGCAACTTGAACGCGGAAAAGACCGTTGACGTTTATTTGTTCCTGTAAAGGAGGGCGCGACGATGCTTAACAAGGTAAAGGCCGCTTTGCGCGTGAGCGCAGGGACAACGGCTTTTGACGATGAAATCACAGGGCTTATAAACGCCGCGAAAGCCGATCTTCGCCTTGTTGGGATCAACGTTCCGGAAGAGGAAACGCCCGCCGAGGGCGAAACCACGGCAGGCGATCCGCTTATTTTGCGGGCGGTAATCCTGTATGCAAAGGCAAACTTCGGCTTCATCGACGAAAGCGAAAAATACCAAAAGGCATATGACTATTTGAAATGCTCTTTGAGTTTGGCGGGTGATTATAATGCGGTGGACTGATCTTTTAACCCTTGTCGCATTGTCGGAGCCAGACGAGCGGGTGAACGAACACGGCTTCCCAAACGAGCAGACGGAAACGGCGAAAACGGTTTTTGCAAATAAACTTTCCGTGGGCTATTCGGAATTCTACAAGGCCGCACAAGCGGGTTACACCGCGGAATTAAAGTTCGACGTTTACACGCAGGAATACGAAGGGCAGGAAATCGCGGAATACGAGGGCAAGCGGTATCGGGTTTTGCGGACTTACGTTTCAAAAAACGGCGAGTTTACCGAATTAACCCTTGTCGATCTTCCGCAAGCGCAAGCCGCGCCGGAGGGCGGTGGCGACGATGGCTAAAATCGAATTTTCCGGCATTGACGATATACAAGATCAGCTTCGCAAACGTTCGGAGGCAACAACGCGGGCGGTTCCGGCCATGCTCAAAGCGGGCGCGGCGGTTGTTACAGCCGCCCAGCAGGAACAAGCGCGGGTTATGTTTAAGGGCGATCGAAGCACGGGTGATCTTGCCGCGTCTATCAAGGCCGGAAGCATCAAGGGCGACGAAATCGAAAAATACATCGAAGTTTACCCGCACGGCAAAGACCGCCACGGGGTGAGCAACGCCACGAAAGGCTTTGTTCAGCAGTATGGGCGGTCAAATATGCTCGCGCGCCCGTGGATGACGGCGGCAAACGAAAAGTGCGCCGACGAAGTAAACGCGGCAATGAGGCAGGAATGGGAGGCGGCGCACAATGGAGGTTGACAGCCTGTTAAAAACAACTCTTGAAGGGCTGGGCGTTCCGGTGGAGCGTTTGCAGATGAAGAAGAAGGAAAAGCCGAAAACCTTCATCACTTACCAGCTTGTTTTAGGGCGGGACACCGCGTTTTCGGATGACGAAGAGGGCGCGGAGGAATTCACTTACAGGGTTGATTTATATTCTAAACGGGATTATATCGCCCTGCTTCGCAACACAAAACAGGCACTAAAGGCGGCGGGGTTCTACGGGATCACGTTTGATCCGGAAGTGTTCGAGAACGACACGGGTTACTATCATGTACCCGTAGAAATCAAGTATATGGAGGTATGAAAAATGGCAACTATCGGTTTACGCGATCTTTACCGCGCGGCAATCACGGAAGCCGCTGGGGTTGAAACCTACGGCACGCCGACGCGCATGGCAAAGGCAATTTCCGCGGAGCTTTCCGTGGAGGTTGCGGAAGCTCCCCTTTACGCCGACGACGCGATCGACGCGATCGTAAAAGAATTCGTATCAGGCGAATTGACGCTTAATGTCAACGACCTTTTGCCCGCCGACCTTGCCGCCCTGCTGGGGCAGACGCAGGACGACGACAACGTGGTTTACGCCGGAGAAAATGACGCGCCGCCTTATTTCGCCATCGGCTTTAAGGCGAAGAAAGCGGACGGGACATACAAGTATATCTGGCTTTACAAAGTCAAGTTCGGAATTCCGGACGAAAGCTACACGACGAAGGGCGACAGCATCGAATTCAGCACGCCCACGATCGTCGGAACGATCGTCAAAAGACCGGACGGGCTTTGGAAAGCCGAACACGTCGGCGGCGCAACGGGCGATACCGTGGCGGCGGCTTGGTTCACGGCGGTTCGTGAGCCTAACAACGAATAACAAAAAGCAGTATTTGAAAGGAGGAAGGGGAAGCCCGTGGGGGCTTCCCCTATTTTATTATGAGCGCAATTAAAGATGGGCGTTTCCCCATCGAGCTTGACAAAGAGCGGCATTTACTCTTTTCATTGAACGCCATCGACGAAATGCAAGATCGTTTCGGCGGCTTTGATCGCCTTGACGAAGTTCTGGCGGGCAAGGAAAGCATAAAAAACCTTCGCTGGCTTCTTACCCTTCTTTTGAACGAGGGGAAGGACGACGGCGACGCGGAATTGACCGAAAAAGAAGTGGGGCGAATGATCCACACGGGCAATTTCAACGAAGTAAAATCCGCAATCTTCAAGGCGTTTTCGCTGGGCAACAGCGGGACGACAGAACCGAGCGCAACCGCGCCGGACGACGAAGAAGAGGACGACGAAGAAGGAAAAAACGCGGCGGCGGGCGAGGCTTAATAGACCTTGCCCGCCTGCTTTATATCGGTGTTACGCTTTTGCGCTGGCCGGAAGCGGACGTGTGGAAGATGACACCTTACAAAATCACAACGCTATTCCGCATTCACAGGGCTTTCAATCCGGACAAATTCAAGCCGGATAAACCCGTGGAGGATATAGACGCGGCGTTAGGGGGGTTATAAGCATGGCGGGAAAAGAAGATCAGATCAAAACAAAAGTTGCCGTCGAAGGCGAAAAAGAATACAAGTCAGCTTGTAACGAAATTAACGCTTCCTTGCGTCTGATCGGTTCGGAAATGAAGGTTGTTTCCGCGGAATTCGACGGAAACGCCAAAAGCGCGGAAGCGTTGACGGCAAAACAAAAGGTTCTTCAAAAGCAGTTCGACGAACAAAACGCGAAGGTAAAGGCCGCGGAAGATGCGCTTGCAAAAATGCGGACGGAGCTTGACGCAAACGATCCAGCAGTTCGCCGGATGGAAATAAACCTAAACAACGCGAAAGCCGAAATGCTGAAAACTGAAAAACAGCTTAAAAGCACTTCGGACGAATTGAAAAGTTCAAAAATAAATTGGGAAGCCGTGGGCGACGTTGTGGTAAAGGCCGGAAAAGCATTCGGGACGGCACTTGCCGCGCTGGGCGGCGCGGCTTTGGGCGCGGCTTCCGCGCTTGCGGGGCTTACCGTTTCGGCTTCAAACTACGCGGATGACCTTATGACGCAAGCGACGTTTACGCGGCAAAGCACGGACGAATTACAGAAATACGCATACGCCGCCCGTTTTATAGACGTTGAAGTGGACACCCTCACAAAGACGATGGCACGAAACATCAAATCTATGGACGCGGCGCGCGAAGGCACGGGCGCAAACGCCGAAGCCTATAAAAAGTTGGGCGTTTCCGTCACCGACGCAAACGGAGAATTGCGAAATAGCAATGACGTTTATTGGGAAGCGATCGACGCGCTTGGCGGCATTCAAAATGAAACAGAGCGCGACGCGCTGGCCATGCAGTTGTTCGGAAAATCCGCACAAGAGCTTAACAGCGTTATCAACGCCGGATCGGAAGCGTTCAAACAACTTGGGGACGAAGCGGAACAAATGGGCTTCATCCTTTCGGAAGATGCCGTAAACAGGCTGGGCGCGTTCAATGATAAATTGCAAGTTCTATCGGCGGGCATGGACGGGTTAAAAAACGCCGCGTCTTTGATCGCCCTTCCGTTCCTTGACACGCTGGCGGGCGAAGGCATACCGATTATGTCGAAGTTTTCAAAATCGGTTATGGATGCCGAAGGCGACGTTACGAAGATGGCGGGCGCGCTGGGCGAAGGAATATCCGACGTTTTGAAGCTGATTGTAAAGAAGCTGCCGGAATTCATCGACATGGGCGTGGAAATGGTCAACGCGCTTATATCCGGAATTGCAGACAACGCGGGATTGATCGCGGAAGCGGCGGTTCAGATCATCGAAACGCTTGTTGACGGGATCGCCGAGCTTTTGCCGATCATCATAAACGGCGCGGTTCAAATCGTCGTCGGCCTTGCGCAGGGACTTGGAAAAGCGTTGCCGCAACTGATCCCGCAGATCGTTCAAATGATAACGACGATCGTTCAAACGCTGATCGACAATATACCGCTTCTTATCGACGCGGCATTGCAACTTATAATCGGACTTGCGCGCGGGCTGATCGAGGCGATCCCCGTTTTGATAGCGGCGATCCCGAAGATTATAAACAGCCTCATAACGGCGGTGCTGGAGGCGATACCGCTTATCATTCAAGCGGGCATTGACCTTTTGACCGCGCTGGTGGAGGCGTTGCCGGATATTATAACCGCGATCGTGCAGGCGATACCGGAGATCATAAACGGCATTATCACCGCGCTTATGGACAATTTGCCGCTTATCATTCAAGCGGGAATTGATCTTCTTGTCGCGTTGATACAGGCTTTGCCGGAAATCATTATTACGATCGTGCAGGCGATCCCGCAAATAATCGGCGGGATTGTTGACGCGCTGATCGGGAACATCGACAAGATAATTATGGCGGGCGTGCAACTGTTTGTTGCGCTGATCGAAAACTTGCCCACTATCATAATCGAAATCGTAAAGGCGATCCCGCAGATCATTGAAGGGATCGTATCAGCCATCGGAAGCCTTGTTTACAAACTTGTCGAGGCGGGCGGCAATCTTCTTAAAGGACTTTGGGAGGGTATCAGCGGCGCGGCTTCATGGTTGTGGGAAAAAGTATCCGGCTGGGCTTCCGGACTTGTTGACGGCATAAAAGACTTTTTCGGCATTCATTCCCCTTCAACGGTATTCGCCGAAATCGGCGGCAACATGGCCGCGGGCGTGGGCGAAGGCTTCGGGGATGAAATGGGCGGCGTTGAAGATGATATGACCGCCGCTATGGGCGGCGCGGGCGCGCTTACCGCCGCGGAAGCTGTCAAGGCCGTAAACAACGGCATAATTGCAAACATCGGCGCGCTGGATCAAGCAGTAACGGCGATCGTCGAGCGGGTTATAACAGGCTTGACGGCGCAGGCTGGACGGCTAAACCTTGCCGGACAGGGCTTCGACATGAACATAGCTTCCGGCATGGTGAGCGGCATTCCGCAGATCACCGCAAAAATCCCGCAGATCGTTCAAAGCATTGTAACGGGCTTCATTGCCCAGCACCCAAAATTTGTTGCGGAAGGTGTGGAGATCGACAAAAGTTTAGCTTCCGGCATGGTGAGCGGCATTCCGCAGATCACCGCAAAAATCCCGCAGATCGTTCAACCTATCATTACGGCGTTGCATTCTTTTGTAAAAGACTTCACCGCCGCGGGCGAAGAGATGGTGCGCGGGATATGGCAGGGCTTCCAAAACCTTTCCGGATGGCTTGAAAGCAAGGTTCGTTCGATGATGCGCGCGATCGTCGCCGCCGTCGAAGATGAAATGGACATTGCTTCGCCGTCGAAGGTTTTTGCGGGCATAGGCGAATTTATGGCGCGCGGCCTTGCGGACGGCTTCGCGCGGGAAATGCGCGACGTTGAAAGAACAATCCGCGAGGCGACCGCCTCCAGCGTGCCGGAGGTATCCGGCAGAACATCGGAGTGGGAGCGGAGCGCGCCGCCAGCCGTACAAGTCACGCAAAACATTTATGCGGACAATACGAGCTATGCACAGCAACAGCGGCAGGCCGCGAAACAATTTAAGATGATCGCGCGGGAGGTTATGACATGAGAGTAAAAGAACAACTTACATTTACGAACGAGCGGGGGGAAAGCATTGTCTTTTCCCCCGCCTCTTCCTTTCACGTCAACTTCAAGGACGTAACGGGGCTTTCGGACGTTCGCAACGCGATCTATTCCACGAACAGCATGGGGCAGGACGGCGACACTTACTTGGGATACCGGATCGAAAGCCGCGACATAGACATAGTGGGACATATCAAGGAGCGGGAAAAAATAGCGGTACAGACCTTGCGCCGCAAGCTGAACCGAACGTTAAACCCGCAATATAAAGCGTTGTTGATATACGAATTGGGCGACTTCAAGCGGGTTATAAACTGCACCGTTGACGACGCGCCTATATTCAAAAAGGCTTCGCTTTTCGAGCAATTCACAATCAATCTTTCTTGCCTTAACCCGTTCTGGCGGGAAGAAAACGAAACCCGCGAGGACATAGCGACATGGCTGGGCGGCTTGCAATTCCCCGTCGCGCTTTCCGAGGGATGGCAAATCGGGTATCGGCAACCGTCTTTGATCGTCAACGTTTATAATTCCGGCGACGTGAAAAGCGGAATACGAATTGAATTCCGCGCGCTGGGCGCACTAACAAACCCGCAATTACTGAACGTCAATACGGGCGAATACATCAAGATAAAAAAGGCTTTGGAGGCGGGCGACGTTTTGACCGTTTCCACCGGATACGGCGAAAAAGCCGTGACGCTGAAACACAACGGCGCAACGTCCGACGCTTTCCGATACCTTGACGTTGACAGCACATATTTACAGCTTGCGGTGGGCGATAACCTTTTAAGGTATGACGCGGACACGAACGCGGAAAATCTCGAAGTATCTATCTATCACAACAACTTATATTTGGGGGTGTGACGGATGGAATTATACGTTTACAACCGCGACATGGAATTGCAAGGGATCGTCGAAAAGATCGCGTCCCTTATCTGGACGCGGCGTTACTGGTCATGCGGTGAATTCAAATTGCTTGTACCGTACACCGAGGATCATATAAGGCTACTTGTAAAAAACAATATCCTTATGAAGAGGGGCGACACGGAGGCCGCGGAAATCCGGTTCATCAATATAAGCAAGAATTCGCAAGGGCTGGAGGAAATCGAGGTTCAAGGAAAATTCCTTCTTGGCTGGCTTGGAAAACGCGTCGTCAAAAAGCAGATCATAACGACCGACACGACGCAAAACATTCTTTACCGGATCACGGAAGAAAACGCCGTCAATCCGGCAGATGCCGCGCGCGCGATCCCGAATTTGACGCTTGCCGATGACGACGACACCGAAAGCGGCGCGATCGAATATGTTTCCGAGCCGTTTATAAATGCTTTGCTTGCCGCGGAAACGGCGGCGAAGGCGGCGAAGCTGGGAATGCGGATCATAACCGATCCGCACACAGGCGCGCACGAATTCAGCGTTTACGAGGGGCGCAACCTTACCGCGGATCAGACGGAAAACACGCCGTGCATCTTTTCGCAGGAATTCGACAACATCGTGGAACAGCAATTCACGAACAGCATTGAAAACTTGAAATCGACGGCTTACGTCGGCGGCGAAGAGCGCGAAGGCGTACCGCGGAAGTTTGCCGCCGTTGGCAACGTCGCCGAAGGGCTGGAGCGGGACGAAGTTTTTATAAACGCCACGGACATTATGCAGGAATACGAGGACGATAACGGAAATCCGGTCAGTTTGACCGATCCGCAGTATATCGCCCTGCTTGCCGCCCGCGGAGCGTCGGAGCTTGAACAATACGCGGAAACGCTGGCGTTCGGTTCAAAGGTAAACACACACAGCAACTTAAAGTATCGGGAGGATTACGACTTAGGGGATCGGGTAACGTGCATCAACAAACGCTGGGGAATAAAAATAGACGTTCGCATAACGGAGATCGCCGAAACCTACCAGCAAAACATAGAGGAAATCGACATTACCTTCGGCGAGAGCTTACCCGCTCTTTTAACGCAAATCCGGCAGATTACAAAATAAAGGGGTGTAAATATGGAAAAATCGAGCTTCTTTAACAGCGTATCCGGCGATCGGACGTATCAAGCGGCAGATTGGGCAAGTTACTTCGGTTCGATAATCGGAAACGGTGTGTTCCCTCTTCCGTCAACAAATCTTCAAGTCATGGCGGGCGAAGGGATGAACGTTACCGTAAAGGCCGGAAAAGCATGGATCAACGGTTATTTTTATAATAACACGTCCGATCTTGCGCTTGCGATCGGAACCGCGGACGGCGTATTAAACCGGATTGATCGAATTGTCATCCGGTGGGACTTGACAAACCGCGTCATATCGGTTCAAAAGAAATCGTCAGGCTATTCAGCTTCCCCCACCGCGCCCGCCTTGCAAAGGGACGCGGATATTTACGAATTGGCGATCGCGGATATATATGTGGCCGCGGGCGCAACGGCGATCGCGGGCGGCAACATCACGGATCAGCGGCTTAACACTTCGCTTTGCGGCGTTGTGGCGGGTGTTGTAACGCAGATCGACACGGCGACTTTTAACGCCCAGCTTCAAGCGTGGTTTGCAAACTATCAAACTTTAAGCGCGGCGCAATATACCGATCTTGTCGCGTATATGGGATCGCTGAAACTGCTGGGCGATAATCAGTATGCCGCCCTTGAAATCTACATGAACGACTTTGAAACAGCGGCGCAAGCCGACTTCAACGAGTGGTTCGAGGGCTTGCAGGACGTTCTGGACGAAAACGCCGCGGGGAACATTCTTAACCTTATAAGCGCGCTTGATGCGCGGGTGGACTTACTCGAAGCAGTTGTATTTAATGACATAACCGCAAATCCGTTCCTTATCCTGTTTGATGACCTTGACGGGGTGACGGCGACAGGCGTTTGGAACGAAGCCTTACAGCGGATCGAATGTTAAGGCGTTATGCCTGTACACCAGCGGAATTATCGTGCATCGTCGGAAACCTATTCACGGAGCTTTCCCCGCCTTGTGGCGGTTGTAAGGCGGGCGGCTTAGTGATCCACGGCTTGACGATAACAGGCAACGCCGGAACGCTGGTTGTTACCGCGGCGGGCTTCGATTTTTACGGTTGCGCGGATGATACCGCAACGATAGAGCGGATACGAAAGGGGCGGTGCATCTATGATGAAGCAACCGGAGCGGGAGCGCAAAGAGCCAACGGAATTCAACGTGGTTGTGAAGTGCAAAGACCTTATAAAGCACACATTCACGATCACGAACAGCACGGAGCGTTTCCCGAAGAAATACCGATTTACCCTTGTGAACCGGATACAGGATAAAGCGGTTCAGATTTACGAATGCGCCCTTGAAGCGAACGAGCTTGATTTAAGGGACACAAAAGAAACCGAGGAACGACAGAGGCTTCAAGCAAAAGCAATTACCTGTTGCAAGGAGCTTCTATTCTTCATAGAGCTTTCGCATGAACAGGGCTTTATATCAACGAGCAGTTGCGAATACTGGTCAAAACTTGCCGTTGAAGTAAAAGCAATGATCGCCGCGTGGAAAAAGCGGGATAAAGCGAGGGTGTGAAGCGTTCGGGGTATGCTTTGTTTCGCCTAATTCGTCGAACGCGCGCAACGTTCGCAACGTCAACACCGATGGCACGTTGAACAACAACAACGCGTACAACGGCAACAACGGCGTTCGCCCGCTTCGGTGGAAATTGAGATTGAGTAAGCGCAAGCCGAAAACAGTAAACCACCATCAAAGGAAGGCATATCCCTTCCCCGCCATCCACAACGGGGATAAATACAAGATCGCCGATGCCGAAGCATTGCACGCAAGGCAGAGGCTATAAACGGCGAGGATTTTTTATTATGAGCGATTACGAAAAAATATACAGCTTTGAAAGCCTATACAAAGCCTACCGTAAGGCGCGGAGGGGCAAAAGATGGAAGGGAGCGGCGGCAAAGTTTGAAGTGAACCTTTTGGAAGCGTTGAACCTGTTAAGCTATCAGTTGCAGACCAAAACATACAGGCTTTCGCCCTATAACACGTTTAGGGTTTACGAGCCGAAAGAACGCGTTGTAATGTCGAACAGCTACAAAGACAAGGTTGTTCAACACGCGCTTTGCGATAACGTGCTTGAACCAGCGATTACGCGATCGTTTATAAAAGACAATTACGCGTCGCAGGTGGGCAAGGGAACGCATTTCGGGCTTAACAGGTTAGAAGAGTTTATGCGGAGCTTTTACAGGGCGCGCGGTGTTGACGGGTGGATATTGAAGGGCGACATTTCAAAATACTTCTATTCCATTAAGCATGATACCTTAAAAGTTTTAATCCGCAAACAAATCACCGATCCGGAAGTTTTACAGCTTGTCGATATGATAATCGACAGCACGGACGGGAACGTGGGAATACCGATCGGCAATCAATCTTCACAACTTTTCGCCCTTCTCTATCTTAACGGCATGGATCATTTCATCAAGGAAAAGCTGGGGATCAGGTATTACGGACGCTATATGGACGACTTCTATTTGATCCACGAGGACAAAGAGCATATAAAGCATTGCCGGAAAGAGGTTGAACGCTATGTAAACGACTTGGGCTTGTCGCTGAACGGCAAGACGAACATTTACCCGTTGAAGAACGGCATTGATTTTCTTGGCTTCCATACCTACCTTACGGAAAGCGGAAAAGTGATCCGGAAGGTGCGCAGAAAATCGAAAAACAACATGAAGCGGAAGTTAAAGAAAATGCGCGTTCTTTTAGATAAAGGCCGGATCGAGCCGCAGACGGTGGAACATTCCTATCAAAGCTGGAGGGGACACGCCGCCCGCGGCAACTGCTATCATCTGATCCGGAACATGGATGAATTCAAAAAAGACCTATTCAATAAAGGAGGCGGGACAAATGCCACAAGCAATGAGCGCGCTGGCGGTGGGCGCAAAGATTGAAATTCCGGTCAAATCGGGGTATCAATCGCAGTTCGGAACGAAGATCGTTTTTCGCGTTGCGGACAAAAACCACAGCGGATACCCTGCAAATTCCGTAACGCTGATAACGGACAAAATTATTCAGTTGCTGGCCTTCGACGCAAAAGAGCCGAGCAACGCGAATTCCGACCGTCAGAATTACGGCAACAACAACTATAATTATTCAAACCTTCGGCAATGGCTGAACAGCAACGCCGCGGCGGGCGCATGGTACAGCGCGAAACACGCCGCCGACGCGTCGCCCGCTTCGGCGCGCGTATCGGATAACGCGTATGACACGCGGGCGGGCTTCCTTGCGATCTTCGATACGCCGTTTGTCAATGCGCTTTTGAATACGACGTTGACCGTTGTAAAAAACACAGTCACGGACGGCGGCAGTTACGAAACCGTCACGGACAAAATCTTTCTTGCGTCCACGACGGAAACGGGGCTTGCAAACGAAAACGGCATTGCCGAAGGTTCGATCTTGTCATGGTTCAACACGGCGGCAAACCGGATCACGCAATGCACGCAAGCGGCGATCGACACAAGCACATATGCAAGCGATCCGACGACTTCGGCGGCATGGTACTGGTGGCTTCGCACGCCTAATTCGTCGAACGCGCGCAACGTTCGCAGCGTCAACACCGATGGCACGTTGGACATCAGCGTCGCGTACTACGGCTACCTCGGCGTTCGCCCGCTTTGTAATCTGTCATCTGCAATCTTGGTATCTGATACCACGAACGGCGACGGCAATTACGAGGTTATATGGAATACTGCACCGTCCGCGCCCGCAAGCATCACCGTTCCGGCGACGATTTACAGCGGGCAAACAATAAACGTATCGTGGCCGCAAGCTACCGATCCGGACGGCGACGCGTTGACTTACGTTCTTGAACGGAGTTATAACGGCGGCGGCTGGACGCAAGTTCAGAATTCCGCGGCGCGGACGTTTTCGGAAACGGTATCGGCTTCATGGAACACGATAAAATACCGCGTGAAAGCGGTTGATCCGTACAGCAACGCCAGCGGATACACGACAAGCGGCGACGTTGCCGTATCGCACAACCAGCCGCCCGTCATCAGCGGGAACAACGCCGATCTTGGCGTAAAATCAACGGGCTTCACATACGGCTATTCGATCACGGACGCAGACGGCGACATAGTGAACGTGGTTGAAAAAATCGACGGCGTGAATTATAACACGCGAAACAGCATCACGCTGGGCGCGCCGATCACGTTTTCGATCAGCGGAAACGACTTCACCGCCATTTCAAACGACGAACACACCATTTCGATCGTCGCAACGGACACAGCGGGCAATAACGCAACGCGGACGCTTACGTTCACAAAACTGGTTACGGGCTTTGTGATAACGCTTGCCGCGCCGCTTCCGGCAGACGAACAACCGAAACGATGCAGTTTGAAAATCAACCGCGAAATACCCGCGGGCGGTTCGTTCTTGGTTGAAGTCTGCAATAACCCGTTCGACGTTTCGCCCGTATGGGAGGATTGCACAAGCGCGGTTATAGCGGGCTTCGCCCACGTCTTTGAAAATACGGTGAATACCGCCCTTGAACACGGGTTCAATGTTCGCGTAACCGTCGATCGCGGCGGGGCAATAACGCCGTGCTGGGTATCGGGGATCGGGGGTAACTTTGAATGAGCATAACGCATAACAAAGGAAACAACGAAATGCGAGAGATCAAAGCGGCGGGCAAAAGCACCGCCGCTTTGCTTTCGCAAGTGTTCCGGACGCAGATTGTCGCAGACAGGGCGACGAACGTAAACGCCATCACGGACAATATGATTTTGCAATCTGCAAGCGTGGTGGAATATCCGGAATACGAAGTAGGGCGCGCCTATATCAAGGGCGAAATCATCCGGCGCGGCGATCTTCTTTTCGAGGTTGTCGCCGCGCATACGTCGAATGCGGCCTATCCCGTTGAAACGACCTTCGCGTATTACAGGCTTGTGGAGCTTGCGCACGCGGGGACGCTGGACGATCCGATACCGTATCCGGAAACCGCGGGAATTGTGGTGAACGTAAAAAACGGCCTGTATTACTCCTATAAGGGCAAGAAGTACAGGGCGAAAGCAAATATGCCGAATTGCGTTTACCCGCCAGACACCGCGGGCATGTGGCAATGGGAAAAGGTTGTGTAAAGGGGTGAAAGGATGGATATGCAAATATTTTCGATCATTATTTCGGTGCTGGGTGTGGGCGGGATCATAAGCGGCGTGATCCTTCGGCGCATTGATCGCATGGAGCGGAAGCAAGACGGGCGCGACGAAGCCCGCGCAAAAGAAAGCGTTTTGATCGTGCGCGGCTTGCAAGCGGTGGGACACCTTGCGGAAGCGACGGCGATTGCACAAAAAAACGGACACACAAACGGAGAAATGGAAACGGCGTTCAAGTATTATCGGGAATACACCGACGCAATGAACGCTTTTTTGCTGGAACAAAACGCGGTGCGCAATCATCGGAGCGCATAGAAAGGACTGATCGACATGGCATTTTTAACGCCGGACAAGATCGTAACCGCCGCTTACAAAGGCGGCACGATCAAAATAAAACAGAAAATCACGCCGGACACCGCGCGCAAGCCGGACGGAACAAAGCCGAAGCCTTGCGCAAAACTGAACGGCGGCACGGGCGTTCCGAAGGGCATTACCGTTCACAACACGGGCGATATTTCGGTGGCAAGCGGCACAACGCCCGCGGAGCAATACGCCCGCGCGACATGGCCTAACGCCAACATGAAGGACGTTGCCGTTCATTTTTGGGTTTACCGCGACGACGTATGGCAACAGCTTTCCGAGAACGAACGCGGATGGCACGCGGGCGACGGAAGCACGCGCCGCGCTTCGCAACGCAAAGGCGAAACGATCGGCGGCAACCTTGACACCGTTTCGATCGAGTGCATCGGCGGCGACGCGGCAAGCGAGGACACGACCGCGAAGCTGGTTGCGTATCTGCTTATGAAACACGGCCTTAATCCGGACACGGACATTTACACCCACAATTACTTCATGGGGCTTCCGAACAAGATTGTAAACGGCGCGAAGAAGAATTGTCCCGTTTATATCTTGCCGCATTGGGACACGTTCATGGCGACCGTAAAGAAATATTACGGCGCGCCGGACGTTGCGCCGGAGCCGGAACAACCGTCGAGCGGGACACCAGCGGCGGCGTTCAATGTCGGCGACGTTGTGACCTTCACCGGAAAAACGCACTATACGAGCGCGAACGCGTCGAGCGGGAACGCCTGCAAGGGCGGCAAGGCGAAGATTACGCAGTTTTATAAAGGGGGGAAACACCCTTACCACCTTATAAGAGAACCGGACGGCGGTTCGACCGTTTACGGCTGGGTTGATGCCGCGGATATAGCGGGCGCGCCCGCTCAAGCGGAAATCAAGGCCGGAAGCACGGTGCGCTTGAAACAGGGCGCAAAGACTTACACGGGCGGCAACCTTGCCGCCTTTGTTTATGCGCGCGATCACGTCGTAAAAGAAATTTCCGGCGATCGCGTCGTTATCACATACGGCGGCACGGTTGTGGCCGCGGTAAAAAAATCTGATCTTTCGCTTGCATAAGCGGCAGATAAAAGGAGCGGGACAAATGAACAAAAAGACGAAGCCCGCGCCGCGGGTGCTTGACGAACGTTTCGCCACAACGGTAATAAAGATCATCGGAGCGACAACGGCAATATTTATCGTCGCACAATACGTTTCGTTCATCATTACGCAGACGGAACAAACCGTGTTGATCGAAAATTATTTCCGTGCCGTCGTCATCGAATGCGGCGCGTTGATGCTGAAACGCGTTACCGAAGTTATCGTTGCGCGCGTCAAGAAAAAAGAAAATCTTAAAACCGAAGAAAGCGAGGGAACAAACAATGATTGACCTTACACCGATCTTCAATGCTATTATCGCGCTGGTGGCGGCTTTGATTACCGCGTTCGTGATCCCGTGGATCAGAACGAAAATCAAGGCCGAAAAGCTGGAGCAGATCAAACAATGGGTAACAATCGCGGTACAGGCCGCGGAACAAATCTACATCGGGAGCGGGCGCGGAGAGGAAAAGAAACAATATGTGCTTGACTTCCTCAACGCGAAGGGCTACACGATCGAATTTGATAATATTGATATTGACGCGCTGATCGAAGCGATCGTGTTTGAGCTTCCGCAGGAAATCAAACTGGAATAGCCAGCTTCCCGCCTTGCGTTTGCTCCTTTCCGCGAGGCGTTTTGATGGCGGCGGGCGTTCGCGCCCGTCGATAAAAAATATACCGCCGCTTCCGTTTCGACGGGGCGGCGGTTTTCTTATTGGAGGGAATTTTTATGAAATCCTTAAACGAGTTTATAAAGCACCTTGAAGAGGAAGCCGCAAACCATTCTATTTACGTTTGGGGTGCGCAGGGAGAAGGAAAAAACACGATAACCGAAGCATGGATCAAAAAGAGGGAAACGAGCGAAGCAAACGCCGCCCGTGCGATAAAGTTTTGGAAGAAGCAAGTTGCCGCGGGCTTCGGCGACGTGTTGCGCGCCTTCGATTGTTCCGGCTTGGGAATGGCCTTTTTGCAGAACGAAGCGGGGATCGTCGGCGGCGACATGAGCGCAAACGGCATGATGGGGAAATGCAATATCATCACGAAGGCGCAGGCGCGCCGCGGCGACTGGTGCTTCAAGGTTGACGGAAGCGGCAAGGCAACGCATATCGGCTATATTGCCGACGATGCCTTAAACGTGATCGAGGCAAAAGGCCGCGACTACGGCGTTATAAAATCGCCGCTGAACAAAGGAAGCTGGAACAAATACGGCAGGCCGTCATACTTCGCCGCGGAAATCGAAGGTGCGGCGGGCGCAAAGGAAACGCCGTCCGGCTGGAGGGTTGCCCGCGTATTGAAGTTGATTACGCCTTATATGCGCGGCGACGACGTGCGCGCCCTGCAAACCGCTTTGATCGCCGCGGGCTATATGTGCGGAAGTTCCGGCGCGGACGGCATATACGGCGGCGACACCGTGAAGGCGGTTCGAGCATTTCAAGGCGACCACCGCTTGACCGTTGACGGCAAAGCGGGCAAGCAGACCGTAACCGCGCTGGGCGGCGAATACATCGGATAA